AGCTTTTTGGACCGAAGAAAATCCTCTCTTCCAAACCCGATGACCTTTTGCCATCGGCTTTGTTAGAAGAGTACTCGAGAGCTCCTCTCCTAGATGACGATTTGTTGTCGCCTTCTAGGATGAGAAGAGGCCGAAATGGGCTGGGCCACGCGGACCACATCTTAGAGATGTGGTCAGACTGGTTAACCATGCTCAACGGCCTTCCTGGGACGATTACCTCCACGGGGCAGATGATGGGAGATCCCACATCTTTTCCCCCCTTGATGTTAGTCTCTCTGTGTTCCGCAGAGCAGACTCTCAAGGTGTATCCCTACACCACTAAAGAGCGGCGTAGGAGATACAGAGGGTTAAAACCGTCCGAGGCCAAGCTGAAGGGGGTTGGCGACGATGCCGTTCTTCCCCGTTGGCACAGAGCTCGGCAGCAGCTGTATTACAGCTGTTTAGAAGAGCTCTCCGCGATGTTATCGTGGAGTAAGTGCTTCAACCATCCCACACGGGGCCTCATTGCGGAGGTCCCGCTTGAGAGCGGGTTCGAAGTACCTTTCTGGCCTACTTCAGTCTTGGTGGCACCTCCTGGAGGCTCCAAGGGTCATGTCACCTGGGTTTCCCAGGCGAGCGCCTTTGGAGGGGACGCTACGCGCCCCACCAGGAGTATACCCAAGTTCTTTTGGAAGCTATCCCCGTATTATTATACCTGGATGCTTGCCATTAGGCTTGGGCTGCCATTGGGTGCCCCTGAAGCTTATGGTGGAATAGGTCTTCCTATTGCACCAAAGCGCTCAAGCACCGACCATGTCAGGTGGCTTTCCTACCTTAGCCAACGTCCAAAGGACGAGTTGGTTATTGGGTTAGGACTCTCCCCCCTTGGGCGCTCTGGACAGTCATTACTGGACAGGGCGGCCTCGGGTTGGGTGAGAGAAGTTCTCGCTTCGGATGTCCAATGGGCATCAGAAGGGCTAGAACTACTAAGCCCCTTGGCATTGTCTGACGACGCACAGCTTCGTCTGTCCCTTTCTGAAGGGTACAGGAAGTCTGTGAGTCGTATAAGGTCGGTGGAGTTCTACTTTAGAGCCCCACCCGGAACGCTCGAACCGCACGCACCCTCAGTGAGGATGAGCGTGGATCGTTTCCGTCGTAAGGTATCAGGAGCGGTCATCTTGGGATCCAAGATGAAGTACGCGAATACCGTTAGAGACCTGGAGAGGAAAATGCAAATTTTCTTCACCACATCGGGAGGCTTTCTTCCCGACCCATGGGCAAAGCCCTCGAGCGTCTATGGATTAGAACGCTCGACAGAAGTCAAGGTGCGTTGGAAGGCACCGTGGCTCCTGGGGGTGGGTTGAGGCATACCAAGCTAAGCAACTTGATAAACTGCCAGAGGGTCTCGTCTTGTAGAAGGCGAGGTTCTGGTCCTTCCGGAAACGGTTGGTCGTCAC